GCGTTAAAGGCATCGAGCGCTGACTGGCTGATGGCCAGCATTTCTTGCGCCGCACTGATGCGAGCCTTCGCCCACATAGGCGCGCGTGAGCCGAACAGATCCGGATCGGTCAGCTGGTCCGGGTGGTTCTTGACGTTGTTCATGGCGTCCTGGAACGCCTGCCAGATCGCCGCTCCGATGAACACCGCGCCCAGGGTGACGATGCCGAGGCCTATCGACGCGCCGATTGCGCCACCGAGCGTTGTTCCTGCCGGGGCCAGCGGAATTGCCATCGCTCCGATACGGGCCGCCATGCCCTGAATTGCGGCCGTCCCAGTCGCGGCGAGCGCCTGGGCCTCAGCTTGCAGCGCGCCGATTCCTGCGCCCAGGGCAGTTGCCGCCGCCTGAACGGGCCCGCTCTTGAGAACGAGGCCGAGGCCGTCCTTGAGGGTTCCAGCGAAGCCAGCAGCCAGCGAGGTCAGACCGCCGAGGCCGGCCAGGGCTGGCCCGAACTGCTGGCCGAGCTCGCGGGCACCGGCAGTGAGCTTGTCGAAGATGCCCCGGATCTTGTCGGAGTCCGTGAGCATGTTGCCGGCAGCGTCGTGAAGGTGATCGCCAGCACCATCGGTCGCGACCTGGAAGTCCTCGAGCGAGGTCATCCCGGGCTTGATGAGCAGCGCCATCCCCGGCCCCGCGGCCTTACCGAAGAGCTTCGTCGCTTCCTGAGCCTTGAGCAGCGGGTCTTCGATCTCGCCTACCTGGGTTATCAGATCGTTGATGTCCTGGCCGGGCTTGAGGGCCTTGATCGCCTTGTTCAGCGCGGACGCGGCATCGTTGGCGTCACCGCCAGCAACCTCGAAGGCATTGAGGAACCCAATGCCATCCTCGAGCCCCAGGCCCATCGCGTCGAGCGCGGGAGCCATGTCCTTGAGCGCCTGGACCGCGGCCGGCCCGGCGTCCGTGCCGAACTTCTGGTTGGACGCGATGAGCGCATCCATGAAGCCGGTCGCGTCGTCGGCCGAGAGGCCAAATGCGCTGAGCGTGTCTTCTAGGTCGCCCGCCGCCTGGGTGGCATCCTGACTGGTGACCTTGGCGAATTCGAGGATGTTCTCGGTGAGGTCGGTGGTCTTCTGACCGGTCGTGCCGAATTGCTGCTCGACCATCGTGCCGGTGGCGGCGATGTCTTCGAACGACTTGCCGACCGCGCCGGCGGATCCGGCGAGTGAATCCATGCCGGAAACGAACTTCGCCGCTTCCTCACGGCTCGCACCGGTCGCGGCCATGAACTTGCCCTGAGCGGCCTGAGCTTCGAGCGCACCCTTGGCGACGAGTCCGAATCCGGCGGCCGCAGCAAGACCGACGGCTGGCAAAGCAGTCTTCGCCAGGCTGCCGAGGCCACCCTCGACAGTCTTCATCTTCGCCTGGAAGTCGGCTACATCGCCGAGGACCTTGATTTTGAGCGTGCCGTCGCTGCCCATCGGCTCAGTGCCGCCGTTCGCTCAGCTGCCGGCGCATCTCTGCGTAGACCTCGAGCGGCAACGCGAGGACGTCCTGGGGATTCATTCGAAATGCAGCCGCGACCGCTACGCGCTCAGCGACGCGTTGTCCCCTAAAGGGTCGTCACCTTCGTCTTCGCTGTCGCTGGTCGCCCGCGCGGCTTCACCCATCTCATTCAGGAACCGAAGCAACGTGGAGGCAGGAAGTTCGCGGGCCTTCTTGTACGTATACCGCGGGTCGTCGCGGCGACGCAGCACCCAGATCAGCGCGGCCATGCCGAGCAGGCTCCGCACGTTGCCGCCGAACGCGGCCATCTCGAACGTTGCCACACCGCTCGCGCGCTCCATGTCCTCGATGTCGCCGACGGTCAGGCGTTCGGTCAGGTTCGAGAAGTCGATCACGAGCTCGTCGTCGGTAGTCGTCGGCGCAATGGCGCGCTTGACGCTCCGCGCGGAACGTGCCTGGCGGTTGATCTTCTCGATCGCCTTGAGGTGATCCGGTGCGAGACGGCGCAGCTGGTCGCGCTGCTCGACGGTCAGTTCCATTCGTTCAACTCCTCTCGACCTTGATGCCGCCGACCTCGTTCACGCCCTCGAGGTAGGCATCGAGGATCTGGTCCTGAGCCGCCACCGCGGCGCCGATGAGATATGGCCGCGGCTCGGGCGGTGGGAAGATCTCTGTCTTGCCCCACTGGCGCCACTTACCGAACCGGGCACGGTGTCGGCCGCCGACGCGCAGCTGCACGTCCTTCGTGGATGCCGAAGGCCGGATCGTTGCGCCGGACCCCGATCCGATGCCCGTCTGCTCGCCGCCCGCCTTCGCGATGACGAGCTCGCCGACGCGCTTGTGGACCTGGCCGAGCTGCTTGACCATCTCGGGACCTCCGAGACGGCGGAAAGCAGCCCGGACCTCGTCCATGCCCTCCACCTCGAGGCGGACGGGCATCAGCTGAACGCGCCGACTTCCGGGTTCGACAGGCGGACGGATGACGACCACTTGACGGCCGCGCCGACGGCCGACGTGATGTCGAACGACAGCACCTTGCCGTCGTAGACGAGCTTCACGTTGCCCGCGCCTTCGCCAGCCGGCCCGTAGACGATCGGGACCGTCTCGCCGCTGTCGCGTAGGCCGGCCATCAGGTCGGCCAGACCGCCGCCGTCAGCGTCGCCGTAGTTGCCCGAGATCGTCGCCTTGATGTCCCGGAACCCGTCGACGTACTGCTTCTCGTCGTCGGTGAAGCCGGTCACCTCGACCTCGTCGGCAGCATCGGCCAGCGCGAAGTTGTCGGCGTATGTCGAGATGTCCGTTTCGTCGACGGATATGAACGTGTTTTTTGAGTGGAACTTGCCCACTGATCGCCTCCTTAGTTGAAGACCTCGACCACGAAACGCAGCCCGGCGAGGTTGCGGCCCGCGAGCGGGTACTCGCCCCAGCGGTCGGCGGTGGTTACTTCGATTGATGCCTCGACGTCGGCCCCCTCGATCGCGTCTTTCAGGTCGTTGCCTGAGCGATCGAAGAAGGCGTCCGTCTGGCGTGCGGCGTTGGCCGCGTCAGCCGGTGCGATGAGGACGAAGACCGACAGCGTCCACGTCTCGCTGCCGCGCTTGATGGCCCGGAAGTCGACCTCCTCGGGCTCCACGACGGCAGCGGGCGTGACCACGTCGGCCGGCGGGTAGTCGTAGGCGACCAGCCCGCCGATGCCCTGGATGGATGCAGCGATGGCCGCGCGGAGCTCGGCCAGGCTGTTCATAGGGTTGAGTAGTTGGCGAGATACGCGGCGAGCAGCAGCTCGACGTCGGGATCGAGGCGCGCCAGAAGGCGCATTCCCTGTCCGCCGTCGATCGTGCCCACCGTAGCGATACCGAACGTGGCTGACTGCCGCTTGAACAGTCGTGCCGCCTGCAGAAGACCGGCCTGCCTGACCACGGCTGGGAGGACGTCCTCGTCCGCCCAGGCCGTGCCCGTCTGGTCATCGATGGTTTCCGTGGCGGCCGCGACTGCCGTCGTCATCCGCGTCTCCATGTCGCTGCCGTCGGCGGGTGTGCCTTCGGGCAGCTCGAGGTGGACGCGGAGGTCGTCGACAGTCAGCCAGTCCGACATCGCTGTTAGCTCGTCAGCCGATCAGCTGCCGAGATCGACCTGGCAGAACGCCTTCGGGCGCACGACTCCGAACACGGCGCGCTGCTCGCCCAGGATGGCGACCAGGTTGCGCATGAAGAAGTCCATGTAGCCCGACGTCGCCTGGATCGTCGCCTGCTCGCGATCGAGCAGGAAGGCCTTCTTGAAGTCAGCCGCCCACGCGCTGCCGGCGTCGATCGCCTCGCTCTCGACGATCGGCTTGCCGTGAAGCGTGCCGTTCGCGAGCTGCAGGAGGATCGCCGCCATGCCCGGCGCTTCGGACGTCAGCGCCTCTGCATAGAGGTCGTCGACGTCGGTCGGGTTCATGGCGATGCCGTTGGCGGTCGTCCGGCCGTTGATGCGGACCTTCGTGATCGCCTTGCGCAGGGTCAGCACGATGTTCGTGTCGAACGCCTGGTCCTGCGTATTCGAGACAGTCGCGAAGCCCTCGAACTCCTCGTCGCCGCTACCGGTACCTTCGACGGCCTGGCGCTCGACTTCGAGCTTGAGGTCGTAGCGCAGGGCATCGTCGATGAGCTGGCGCATCTGGCCGGGGTTGGTCAACGCCCGCCGTGTGGCAGGAATGCCCACGGCGATCGTCACGACCGCCTCGGTGATCTTCGCGAGCGCCATCTGCGCCCACGGCTTGTGCGATGCCATCGAGGGTGATTCGTCGGTTCCGTCGATGTGCGTGGCCTCAGGCACCGAAGCGGCGCCGTTGGTGTAGCTGGTCAGGCGGACGTACTCGACGACGTCGGCGTCGGTGGTGCCGGTCGCGAACAGGTCGAGCAGCGTGATCGGACGCTGGTAGAACGCATCGACGATCGGCAGGCGATCGTTGACCATCAGCGCGCCCTGGCTGGTCGAGCTACCGCCGGTGATGACCTCGGCGCCCTTGCGCAACCAGGTCAGGGACGATCCCTCGATCGGGATCTTCGGCGACTCGATCGCCACGCTGTCGGTGATCTGGCGGCCTCCTGGCGCGATCTTGGCCAGGTAGTCGTTCCATTCGGTCGCGCCCAGGAACTGCTGCGACGGCAGGGCGATCATCTGTCTGCCCTGACCCAGCGCAGTCATCAGGCCTTCCTTGAGCTCGCCGCTCGAGTCGCCTTCGGTATAGGCAACCGCGGCCGTCACGATCCGCTTTCGCTCAGCGGCCGCGAGGTCACGATCGCGCACGACGTCCGGCAGCTCGCCGTCGATCTCAGCGACACGCTCGCGGATCGTCTTTTCCGAGCCATCGGCCACGAGAGTGCCGAAGTCCTTGGTCACTTCGGCTTTCTGGATCAGCTCAGAGCGCTCGTCTTCGAGCTTCTGCCGCTTGTCCTCGAGAACTGCGAGGAGCGATGCCATTGGGTTTCTCCTACGTTGGGCGCCGGAGAAACACGAAAGCGCGCTTACCGGCGCCAGTCGAATTGACTGGTCGCACAGTTCGCGCGCTGCCTAAGGGCTCGCTGCCACTGCGATCACCGTGGTCGCTGCGGACTCAATGGAGCCGCGCGGCCTGACGGCCTATTCAGTTCCTGCGGATTATGCAGACCCCAGTTGCATACTGTCAAGCCAACGCGGCGTGGATCCGCTCCGCTTCGGCATCGAAATCGATCAGGCGATCGAAAGTCGCGACGAGCTCGTCACTAATCGCGCGGTGCCAGTCCGGATCCGCGTTGATCGCGCGGAACAGTCGCAGAGCGCGCTCGGGCGGGTGTCGATCGAGGTCGATGCACGTCTCGAGGTCGCGCCAGAATGGCTCGCCGAGCTGGCCGGAGTAATGCGACGCATGACCGATCAGCGGCCGGCCCATCGCCGCGGCGTTATGCAGCACGTGGCCGTACCCATCGCCGATCTTCTTGTCGTGCCAGATCCAGCCGGCGTTCCGGATTCGGTCGGCGACCTTCGTCATCGGTGCCAGGTAGTGGCGATCGCGCGGATCCGCGCCACCGATGTCCAACCAGTTCACGCCCGCGGCCTCGGCCATCCAGCGCCAGTCGCCCGAAGTCGAGTCCAGGCGGAGCATGAGGCTCGTAACCGCATCTAGGTTTTTCGCCGGCGTGTAGCTGAACAGGCTGCGATCGAACTCCTGGTGGTAGGGGATGACATTCGGCGCTCGAGGCGCAGCAGCTGACGAGGCCAGCACCACGGCGCGCACGTTGCGATCGACAGCATGCTTCGCATTTCCAACCTGGTGGATGAGCCGCGCGCCGTAGCGTCGTGCCAGGCGCTCGAACGGGCGCTGGTGAACCGACACGGACGCCAGGACGAAGTCCCAGCGCATCGTCTCGGCTTGGGCAACGGTGACCATCTTGCGCGGCCGCGCTGGGTACTCGGGCTCGGTGCGCTCGTAGTGGTCGCCGACCTGCACGGCATCTGGGAACTCGAGAAAGTCGGCGGGGCCCCAGCCGATGCTCGTGTGCTCGAACGTCCAGCCGTGGTCAGTCCACTCGATGCCGAGCGGGCTGTAGAGCTCCCAGCCAAAGCGCTCCTCGAACAGGATTGACAGGCTCTCCCAGAGCGCCGGGTGGTGCCAGTCCGCGAGGATCCGCCGCGGCCCTGCGGTGCCCAGGATGCCCTTGAGGCGCGCGACGTCGTGCCGCTTGCCCTCGCGCTGCCAGTCTCGGAACCAGCGCTTGTCGTGCGCGGCGTGGGTGTGGCCGCGCGTGTAGACGGCGTCCCAGGTCGCCTTGTGGGCAAGCGGGTGCAGGTGCTCGATCAGGACGTCGGGAAAGTAGCGCAGAGAACCGGTCGACTGACCGAGCTCGAGCCAGTAGTTGTCCATGTAGAAGTGCCGGAGCTCCGGATGCGCCAGGCCGAATTTATTGACGATCGGCCGGCTCAGCCACCAGCAGGTCGGGAGCTTCTCGTGCTGGAAGCCGTCGTCGCCGTAGGCGATGCCGATGTTCGCGGTCAGGTATTCGTCGAGCGTGACGTCAAAGCCCGGTGTCCGGAACCGGTTGTCGTCGCCCGCCATGCCGACCGTGGTCGCATCGGCGAGCAGCTCCTGGTCTGTCGCGGCCGCGTGGAGCGACGAACCCATCGAGCCGTGCCCGGATACGAGATGGGTGTGGCCGCGCGGGTAGTCGCGACGCGTCCGGTCGTCCGCGTCGACGACGAAGATCAGGCGCGACTTCGGATCCCGACGCATCTCCTCGAACGAGGCGAGACACTCGCGCGCAGCTGCTGGTCGCCCCCTCGAGGGAACGATCGCCAGCAGGCTCATATGGTCGGCGGCGGGTCAGGCTTCCACTCAACCCACTCGATCTCGAGCGGCCCGTCCAGCCAGCGCACCATCGTCTCCTGACGCGGGAACTCGTAACGCCACGGCGCGACGTGCTTGTCGGGATCGCCCGTCAGCGGATCCTTGTGGTCGCTGGGCAGCCGGCACCAGTGCTCGCCTTCGTCCTCGTCGACGTAGATTGCCTCGCAGAAGCCGCGCTGCACCCACTCGTCATGGTCAGACATCGGTCGGCCACTCTCTCTGCTGGCGCCCGTCGAGATCCGGCCTGGTCGCCCACAGCGGCAGCCCATGATCCCAAGGGGTATCGAACCTCTCGTGGCTCGGGCGACCGCCCCACTTGGCGATGTAGGCGGCCTCGTTGACGGGCCACGTGCGGTTGTTGGCGTGGCTCAGCTGCTCGTTCGTCTGGACGGTTACGGAATGCTCGAATCCGTCGGCGCCCTCGGTGATGCCCCAGCTGTCGTGCGCGATTGGGATCCCGGCGAGCGAGCAACGCCGTGCGAAATCGGTGTCATCGAAGTAGATCGGGTGGAAGCTGAACTCGTCGAACAGCCCGATGGTCTGGACGACCGCCCGATTCAGGGCGAGTACTGCGAAGCGGTAGGTAACGACGAGCGGCTGACCGTCAGCTGCCTCCATGAGATTGGCGATCGCGTCGAGGTCGCCCGGCGAGAAGACGAGATCGTTGCTCGCCCACAGCCACCACGGCGCGC